GTTTATATTGACGCCAACAGTGTTTTCAGTTGTACTAAATCCATTGATAGGCGTTTGTGTTTCGTCCTCGCCTAGCCTTGAGTCAAGAGTAAAACCATCGAAGTTGTTCGTGCCATCTGGGTTTTGAATTGGAACGCCATCAAGGTAAACATCTCTGTAGTTATTGACGCCACTAGGAAATCCTTCAAGCACGCCTTCGCTTGTTACATAAACTGTTTTTGCAAAAGCAACTGAAAATAAGTTGTTAGCTGCAACTACTGGCTGTCTTGATGGATTCTGAACAACAACTGTTTGGTTTACAACTTGCGTTTGCTGTGGGCGGCTGCGACCACCACCTCCGCCACCAGCACCGCTGACCTTCAGATCGTTAATTTGGTTTTGATCGTCCATCACAAGTAATTCTGCAATTCAAGGCCAAAGCTCAGAACTGGCAACGCACCAATGATGCGCTCACCGTAAAGAACAGGAACCACGTCTCCCTGCACTGTATTCGCGTTCGACTTATCAAAAGCAAAGCTGTTCAGTTGCTCGTCCCTGTCACGACCTGAGGTTGCACTCGATCCGCCACCAATGCCACCGCCTTTGACATTGGGCATCTTGGGCGTTGGCGTTAATAGGTCTGCTACGCCACCAAATAGCAATGAAACGCCAATGCCCGCAACAATCGGAACGGCCTGCGCTCCTAGAGTAAAAAGACCACCAGCAAGCAAGCCAGCAGGCGCAAATAAAACTGCTACAGCGATCAACGCCACGCCAGCAATGATCTTGCCCACTCCACCGCGACCAGCAGGCAATGGAGCCAGCACCAGCCTTTTACTCAGCGGCCACAACATCTGATCTTCATCCAATCCTTCCGCGTGATCAGTCACAACGCGCCAGCTGATCCCCTTCTCGCCTGATTCCAACAGATACTGTCTAAGACCAGGGATCTGCAAACACAATGCCCTTACAGCCTCAGCAGGCGTCTTTACCGCAAGCTGGAACCTACGCCCGTAACGACGGCCAGCTTCACCTAATAACCGAATGGTGACCATTAGCTATCGCGCCTCAGAACCATGAACGTATTATCGCGGAAATAGCCGCTGTAAGCCATTATCGCTGAGTCCCGGTCAACCAAGTGCTGATAAATCTGGTTGGCCTCTACATCCTCAAGCACTGCAACGTGATTACAGGTGTGGTCATTCCTGATCCGAAACAGCAACACATCCCCACGTTCCAGATCAACTGTCATAGGGATCCTGATAAAACCTTCAGCCGCAAAGTTGTCCTCAAAATGCGTGAAGCCTCGCTGAACCCATTCGCCTTCGTACAGACGCTCATAATCAGCCATCTCGACGCCCATCTCTTGCGAATACCAATCACGCACAGCTGAATAGCAGTCATAACCGCCATACATCCAGGGACGCCCCACCAAACCTGCTGACTGGCGCGGATCAAAGTAATAGAACTCTGTACTGGCACAGTTGAAAACTGCATAGGGCAGATTCAAGGCTTTAGAAGCATTGATGTCCGCAAAACTCACGCTTGCGTAATCAGCATGGCTATGCCACGAGGCAACAGCATTATCTAGGTACAAAGCAGTCTCTTCCGCACTGATCACAAACGTGTCAGGCTGTGTTGCGGTGTTGGTGCATTCGACAACCGTTCCATCAGCAAGCACAAAACCACAAGCCTCAACAGGATGAGCGGCTTCTGCATAAGCACGAATGCTTGCTTGCTGTTCGCCCGTAATCGAATTGTTGTACTGAGAAAGCATCGTTTAACCCATTGCGTCCGTAAGACCAGGAAAACCACCGAATGGCAAGCGGTCACCTTGAACTGTTGGACTGAATCTAATTTTTAATACTACGCCGTTAGCAATTGTCACAGAGGTGACAATGCCAGTCGTCGAATTAACCGTAAAATCCGTATTCTCTTGGTAATTACCAACAATCACAACACTGCCTGCCGCAATATTGGTGTACTCCAAATCTAAAGTGCCTGAAGTAAAAGATCTTGTAACCTCAACTTTCCCAAATCTTAGGCGACAGCTGTCAAGCCTTTTGCCGCAAACATCATTACTAAGACTGGCAACGCTTCGGTCATTGGCGTTGAAATAGTTGCTCCCGCTGTAATGGCAACCAATATTGCTTCTGTACCTCCACTGACACTGTTCACGTAACAACCTACGACCAGGCAATGAACGCCCTTCAAGGTCAAACGGAATTGCTAGCTGAAAAGATACTGCGAGCTTGTTTTCGCTGCTTTTTTGCTCAACGACCCATTCGTCTGGTCCCCAATAAGCGTTTGGATCTGCTGCCTCAGCACCGTCAAGATAAGTAGTAAGCGTGCGGATCCTTTGAACCGTTGCGCCAACAAGGTCTTCATACGTGTTGGTCAACGCAGTAATGCCAAGACCTACGTTTGCAAACGTCAAGCTTGGACGTGCCAGCTGTCCTTTGGTGTTTAGCTCAAAGCCTGATGACTCCAGCGGCAACGCGGTGTAAGTGTTCGTCTGATAGACAACATCGGCGCCATTAACTTGAGACCAATTTGCAAACCTATAAATTGCTTGGTCTGACGAACCAGTAGGGAGAATTGCCGTAATGTCGAGCGTAAACAGATCAATGATCTGCGGCAGCTGCGGCTTAAAAGCTTCAGCGTTAGGAGGCGCTTGCGTCATACATAGACCTGCGTAAGTCCAAACTTAATTCGGGCATAAGCTGGCGTCTCTGGCGTCAAAGTCCAACCATCATCAAGAAGATAATTTCTCGCCGCAAGAGTTAGCGAGATTGCAACCACCGTTCCATCAGAAATGCCTGATGCGCCAGTGGCAGAGGTCAAGTCACCCGTGACCAGATTCGCTGTGTAATTCGTTGGTCTTGTATAACCAGTCAAAACCAAAGCACTTAAGTTCGTGTAACCAAGCTTTAGCTTGCCAGAAGCAAATGGCCTCGAAAATGTTTTGGTGTTTAATGGACTGATCCAGTTAATTGCTTGGCCTTTTTGAGAAAGCAGAAAGCTTTCAATTGAATAAGCCTCTTCATTCGTCAAGAGCCCAGTCGTACAGTCCCACCTTTCAACGTCTGCATTTAATCCATCCGTCAAGACCTGACTGTACCCATCGCCGAACTGCGCCCTTTGTATCCTTGAAGTTGTCTTTACTGAAGTGGTCCGTTCAAGCTTGATGTCATTAAAGGCCAGATAAGTCATCAGAGCATTCCTCCACTGCGACGCTCATTAGCCAGCGTTGATAACACGATACCTTGGACCTGACCAGCTAGCTGCTTTTGTGCTGCAGCATTCAACTGATCGCCTGTGTTTTCAACTGTGATGTTTATGTTGCCAACTGAAACGCCACCACCGCCAGAAGCTTGAACACCTAACTTGCCACCAGGCCCGCGTTGCAAAGGCATGATCGCCTCAGGACCAGCTTCACCCATGAGCCCGAAACGACCAGCACCACCATTGGCGTAGGCAAACATCGTGGGCTTGTCGACGATGCCGCCTTTGGCATAAGGCACGATCTTGTTCTTGGCGAATACTCCACCGTCTGCCATTCGCAGTCCACCTCTCCCTGATATGTCGGAGAAAATATCACCACCACCACCACCACCACCAAGCCCAGGCAGCAACCCAACGACTTGATTCAAAATGTACATCGTGATCATCTTCTGGATGATCTGCATCGCCATATCAAGGAAGTAATTAGCAATATTCTTGAAGAATCCAGCCAGTGCTTCCTGAGTGGTTGCACTGCCATCAATAACACTCTTAAACGAGTCGGTGAATGCAGTGCCAATCGCGTTTGCTGCACCAATAACTTGGTTCGCTGGATTAGTTAACTCTTCAAGGCTATCTTTCAACTCCTTGACAGTTGTCTTTAATTTATTTGGGTTCAAGATACTATCAATGCCAGTAGGGAAGGCTTGCTCGTCAAGTGCGCCACTTGCGAAAATTTTTCCACCAGAATCAAGAGATTCTCCAGTGAAACCATAGCTTTTAAGCCTGTCGCCAAATTTCTTATCTGCGAGGTCTTGCATAGCATCATCACGTTCAGCCTTGGCAAGTTTTTCGTAAGCTGTTCTTAATTTATCTATTTCGTCTCTTGCTTTAGGCAAAGAAGTACCAATTGTTTTTTCGTATCCAGTCAATATCCTTATTTGATCACCTATCACGTTGTTTGCTTTCATCATACTTTCACTGAACTTGTTTTCAATTTCTTCTTCAGCAGTGGCACCCACCCCTTTAATTTTTAGTCCCACTCCTTGAGAAAGTTTTTTTAGCTTGATCATCAGTTTGTTCACGCCTTCAATCGCTTTCCCTACTTTGTCTATACCGCTTCCACTTGGGTCGTCACCATTAAGGTCCTTTGTTAATTTAGTATTAGGCAAATCCACTTCAGCCCCAGCTTTAGGGAAAAGTTCAAGTCTTAACTGTCTAGCACGTCCCCGAAGCTCAACTAGCTGTTTGCCTGCTTGTTGGAAGACGTAATCGACGCTCTTCAGTGATCCCGGGTTGTCAAACATGCCTGCAACGGCTTTAGGGATGCCGACGAAGCTATCGCCGTCACGTCCAGCCAGATCGCGGATTAATCGCTCCATCTCAGGTATCTTGTTTTTTTCAAGGTTTGCCAGCCGAGTATTTTTACCGCTTCGATCTAACTTGAAAAATTTATTTATTTCTTGAAGCAAAGGAGTAAGCGCAGTCAAGGCTTCATTGGCGAAAATCTGAAACTCAGCGCCAATGCCTTGCAATATTG